CTGTGATGTGGTCGCTGATCATTCTGCATCCTCCATTGCGGCGCGGATCGCGCGGGACACGGCTTCGGCGTAGTCGTTCAGCGTCACGTCCATGTCATGCACGTTATCCATTGCGCCAAAAAGGAAGTTATGGTCGCTGGCCTCGTGGATTGCCTCCCGCAGCCGGTCAAGTTCGGTTTCCGCCTCGCGGATCGCGTCAATCAATGCAGCGACGCGGTTAGCGGTGATCGTTCCTCCATCCGCAACAAGCGCAATGGTGCTGGCGATGAGTTCGTCGCGGGAGGTCATTCTGCATCCTCCATGCGGCTGGGCATCATCGGCGGATCATCGTCCGCGCGTTCGGTCAGGTCATCGCTGACGTGCTTTTCCACCCACGTCAGCCCGCCCTCAAAGGCCTTGGCGGCATCTTCGCGGGACAGGACCAGTTCGCCGATCACGGCACCGATCACGCGGGCGGTATAAACCCAGCCCCCGACGTGGCCGACGCTGCGATCAGGCTCATCCCATTCGCGCTCCACGTCCAGAAGCCAGTCCAGCGCGTAATCCCCGGCAGCGTCGTCGGTCTTGATGATGGCCGCCTCAGCGCGGGCCATGGCGGGGTGCATCCCTGTAGTGATGGTCATGCTGCGTCTCCGATCATGATGATGGGGGATGTCATTTCACTTCCTTGGCGGTTTTGAAGTCATTCGATGCGCGGTATGCAACACCGGGCTTGATGCCGCCTTCGCCGACATAGGCGGTCAGGACGCGGCGGCGTCCGTTAATCCATCTCAGGAATATCAGCGTGGACCTGTCGCCCCCGGTCAGCGTGGAACAGTTGCCGCCGGTCAGCGTGGACCAGTTGCCGCCGGTCAGCGTGGACCCGTCGCCGCCGGTCAGCGTGGACCAGTTGCCGCCGGTCAGCGTGGACCAGTTGCCGCCGGTCAGCGTGGACCCGTCGCCGCCGGTCAGCGTGGACCAGTTGCCGCCGGTCAGCGTGGACCCGTCGCCGCCGGTCAGCGTGGACCTGTCGCCCCCGGTCAGCGTGGACCCGTAGCCGCCGGTCAGCGTGGACCAGTTGCCGCCGGTCAGCGTGGACCCGTCGCCGCCGGTCAGCGTGGACCAGTTGCCGCCGGTCAGCGTGGACCTGTCGCCCCCGGTCAGCGTGGACCCGTAGCCGCCGGTCAGCGTGGACCAGTTGCCGCAGGTCAGCGCAAGCCCATGAATGGGGCCGGGCCGCAGGGCGTAGAGTTGCGGTGTAACTTCATGGCGCGGGCCGAACGCGACGACACGGCAGGACGCAAACTTGTGCTTGCCAACCAGATCGATGGCGTCGTCAGCTTCAACGATCCACCAGATGGCGTCCGCGTCAAAAGACAGATGCGACGCGTCGCCCAACCCGTCCATCAGCCCATGCAATCCTTGGCCGCAACTGGATGTTGGCTGCCAGTCTGGCGCGGTGACGACAGCACCAACCTCGCGCGGCCACTGGAACCCGCCGTGTGCCTTGCCGTCCTTGTCTGTGGTGCGCAGGAACAGGCTCATGCCATCATCTCCATCTGCGCCAGCCACCAAGCGGCCATGGCCGGGTGCATTCCTGTGGTGATGGTCATGCTGCAACACTCCCAAGAAGCGCGAGGTCACGCATGGCCAACAGGTCGGCGCGCATGTCGCGGTCAACGCCATCAGCATCAATCTGGCGAATGGCGCGAGCCAAGGCAGTTGCGGCTTCCACGCGCCGACCTTCGGCGATCAGGCAAGTGGCAAGCTGGAAGGCGTCAAAGGCGGTCATCTTGCATCCTCGTTTGGCGTTTCGTTGTGGCCAATGTGGGGCAAGCTGCGGCATGTGTCAAGCTAAAAGATACACACGCAAGGCCTATTGACACACTTTATGGCTCAGGCTACATTTTGCCCATGCACATCATCAGCTACATCAGAGAGAGCGGGAAGACGGTCGCGGATGTTTGCCGGGAGGCGGGCATCACGCGGGCGACTTTCTACAGCGCCATCAAGCCGGGGTCGAACCCTGGCGTCAAGACACTTGAGGCCATCGCGCAGGCGACTGGGCTTACCGTTGAGCAGGTTCGCAAGGGGGCGGTGGAATGACGCCGGTCACAACGATCCGCGCGGGCTGGCGCAAAGCCTGATTGATAAGCTGGAGGGCAAGGAATGAACTCCTGGGAACGCAACCTTTACGACGCCACAGTGGACAGCACACCGCTGCCCAAGTGGATCACGCTGGCCGATGCCAAGGCCGAAGCCCGGCGCGCGTTCTGGCGCGGCGTTGTATTCGGCGGCATCCTGACCGGCGCGGCATTCATCGCTGGCGCGGCATGGCCGGAACCGCTCTCGATCAGCGGCACGATGGTCACGCTTGAACCCGCGCCGCGCCCTGCCGTTGCAGTTGTGACCATGCACAATATCAGCATGAACGGCTCACACGACAACGGCGAGCATATTGTCTCCATGCCGGGCATGTCGGTCGTCGTGGTCTTTCAGTGGGAGCATGTGCCGCTCACAGGGGCGGATAGCCTGCTGATTCTGCCGCCTGACGGGATGATCTGCGACCCGAGCGATTGCCTGATGATCGTGCCGGAAGGCCAGTCAGGGCAAGTGTTCCTCATGGAATGGATGGGCGGATAATGCCCAGGGGTTGCGAGATCAAGCTTCGCCGCGCGGACTTCGTGGCGATGTGGGAGGACGACCACATCACCACGACAGAGATAGCGGACCGCTTCGGCATATCGTGCCGACAGACGGTCGGACGGATCGGCAAGCGCATGGGCCTGCCGCCACGGAAAAAGGGAGCGAAGCGGATGAGGAAGGAAGATGGATGACTGGAAGGCAGAGCAGGCTTGGCTTGCCGCAGAACGGGAGGCGCTGGGGGTCTAGGCCGGTTTATCCACCAGCTTCTCCGCAACATTGCGCTTGGCAATGACCAGGGTCTGCCCGCGTCGAACCGTGAGCGTCACATCATCGCGCGTCAACCCAAAGCGAGCGATGTATGCCTTGGCATCGGCCAATGCTTCCGGGCTGTCGTCGCTGGCAAAAAGCACCGGGCCTTCAGGCATGGGCCGATAACCAATCCTGAAATGCCAGCCATGCCGCATCGCAGCCGAGCGCCACGCAAGCGAAGGCCCCGGCATTATGCGCGGCGGTCAGGTATTCCTCCTGTCCCGGTTGCCAGGCGCTTTGCGTATGATCTCGCCTTTTCATTTCACAAACAAACGTCACCTTGCCGGGGATGATGATATCAGCCGCACCTGGCGTCATGCCTTCTGCCTTGTGTCGTGATAGCGCCACGAACTGCCCGCCAACTTTCAACCCCTCATTTCGGGGATGCACGGCCAGCCGCCCCCAGGTCACGGGGTATGTCTCACGCAGTCGCCCGAAAAAGGTTATTTGTTCCATCGCCTCGGTATGGCATTTGCCGCGAAAGGCCAGATCACCGTAAACCCGGAAAGGCGTTTCACTCAGGCGCATGGTCTGGTTCCTTGTTATAGGCCAGTATCTCGAAAAACCCGGTGGATGCATCCTTGCGATAGGTCACGCTCCGGGGCTTTGTTTCGCCGCCTTGCGTTGCAGCCGCAAATGCAGCCCATTGGGCCTGCCCGCGCGTGTGCCGCGCATCCGGCATATGCCATGTCGTGAACTGACGATATGGCGTAACCCATTCGGCGCGGACGGTCTTGTTGCCGCGCTGGCTCACGCCTTCAGAAAACGTAGCCCGCACGACCTCATCCGTTTGCACCCGCGTAGGGTCGCGCTTCATGGCCTTGAAGTCGGCCTTCAGCTTGTCATTCGGGTTAACGATCTCGCCCTTGCACTGGTAGCAATACCGGGCCGCAATGTCATTGTCCGCGTTGCAATGCGGGCAGGGCTTGGATGTCCAGCGATAGCTGCAGCGGTCATATTCCCCGCGCCTGCCGGTCAATGTCATGCCCAGGCAGCGCCGCCCGAAGTGAACCGGGATCGGCCCCCACTCCGACATGATCCGCCGCCCGTCAATGTCCAAGGCATAGCCCTCCGCGTCATGCGGGAAGTCCAGATACTGCGGGTTCGCCGTGAAGGTGTTTTCATGGTTGCAGGTCGGGCAGATCGCCTTGATCCCCCCACCTTCACCGCCGCCCTTGCCAGCCCTTACTGCGGGCGCGAACAGGTCACCATCCGGGCAGTGATCTTCAAGGTTCGTGGTGTAGTCCAGGATCAGGCAGTCTGTCTTGCCGGGGCTTATGCGCAGCCCGCGCCCGATGATCTGCTGTAGCAGGCCAACGCTTTCGGTCTTTCGCAGAATGGCGATCAGGTCCACATGTGGCGCATCAAAGCCAGTTGTGAGCACGGACACGTTGACGATGTATTTCAGGTCGCGCGCCTTGAAGCGGCGGATCAGTCTATCCCGATCGGCCTTCGGCGTTTCGGCGGTCACGATAGCGGACAGTTGCGGCGGCAGGCTTGCCAGCACCTCGCGCGCATGTTGCACGGTGGCGGCGAAGAACATGACGCCTTGCCGGTCGGCGGCTTGTGCTACAACGTCCGCGACAATGGCGGAAGTCTTGCGCCCATGGCCGTGATAGGCGCGGTCTACCGCGTCCGCGTCAAACTGCCCTCTGCTGTTCAGCGCCAAGCCCGCCGTGTCATAGCCCGTTGCGTTTATTTCACCTATGACCGGCGGTGTCAGGTAGCCTTGCGCGATCAGGTCGCGCGCGCTGACCGTGTAGACGCACTTGGCGAAGTAAGGCTCGCGCGCGGTATCCTCGCCGTTTAGCCGCCCGTCTGCATGTTCGCGGAATATCCAGCCCGACCCCAAGCGATAGGGCGTGGCGGTCAGGCCCAGGACGCGCAAATTCGGGTTTCCCAAGCGCATGGCGTCGATGATGCCTTTGACAGTCGGGGTCAGCCCGTGCGCTTCGTCGATCACGACAAGGGCATACCCATCATTCCCCGCGCGCTGAAAAGCACTGATCTTGTTCTTGACGGTCATGGGCGACCCGAACACCACCGAATGGCGCAATTCCTTGGCTCCGGCGCTGGCAGAAAACATGCTGGCGCGGTGGCCGCTGGCGAGAAACTTTGCCATATCCTGCTGAACAAGCTCTGCGCTTGGCGCAAGGCATAGGACGCGCTTGCCGGTCTGCTGGTGAATGATCCGCGCAATCTCGGCAATGATGTGCGACTTTCCCGCCCCCGTGGCCGCTTCGATGCAGCCGGGGGCCAGGGTTTTTTTCATCCAGTCAATCGCCGCATCAACGGCGGCTTGCTGGTAGGACCGAAGGCTCACTTGAGCCCCCAGAAACTTGACGGTTTCCCCCGGAACGGCTCGAGGTCAGCACCGGGGGCATAATGTGCAAGGGCCTTGGCGTAGGATACTGTCCCGGCGCGTTCGATCTTGGTCAGCTTGCGCCCGGCGAAAATCGCATCCTTCCCGCCTGCCTGCCGGACCATCTCGGCCAGCAATTCCTTGCGGCGAGCCTCGGCATTCTCGATCGCCTCCGACAACTGGTCATATTCCGCCACGATCCGTGCGGCTTCCAGAGTGTCAATTTCCACCCGGCGCGGGGCCAGATGGTCAGACGGGTCTTTCATCGCGTCCAGATATTCAGCGTAGAACTGCCGCAAGCGAGGCAAGTTTTCATCCCGCCAAGCCTGATCCGGCAGGACACATTCCAGCATCGTCTGGCGCGGGGTCCATTGGTAGAAGTGCCAGAACTTCCGGCCCGTGACCCATAGCGAAAACTGAACCTGCGCGTAGTAGTGCGGTTGATCGGCCAGCGGGGTCAAATCGCCTTCCTTGCGCTTGCCGAAGGGGCATTTGGCCTCTAGACCGCCGTCGTCATTGATGAGGCCATCCGGGCTGCATCCGGCCCAATCCTCATCGGGGTGGACCATGAACCCCACGGGCTGCACCTTGTTCCCGGTTTCGAGGTAGTATTCGGCAATCGCGCCTTCCTCGTTGGCCTGTCCGTATTCGGTGG